GCACCATTCTCATCTTTACCAACAGTTTGAATGACCCACCTTTTAATAATATTTAAGATTTGTTCAAATGGTGCTCCAGCAACACTTGAATATGAATAAGGAAGACTTTTTATTTTTTCTATAGCATTAGCCACTAACGATTTTTTATAATCACTTTCTGCAAACTTACCAGTAGAAATATCATTGATTGGAATATCACTTAGGTTAGCAATAATCCTGTTCATGTGATCTTCTTTAGACATTTCCGTATCAAGCATTAATACAGGGATACCGTCATTAGCAACCTTAATTGCTACATTGTCAGCAAAAAGGCTTTTCCCACACTTAGGTCTGGCGGAAACAAGATCAACACACTTTCTTCTAAGACCACCGCCAATAGCAGCGTCAAATCTAGGATAACCGGTAGCAATACCTATTTGATCGCATCGGTTGTTAACAAGAAAATCAAAATATTCGTCTGAGCCTTCTCCGAGTGTTTCAGACTTATTGTCATTATCATCCTCTCTAAGAAAATCCGTAATGGGATCTTCAAGTATTTGGATAATTTGATCAATACTTTCATCACCGTTAATCTTATCGATATCTGTATAGATACCCTTGGTTAACTTCTTGATCTTTCTTGCGAACTCAAACTTTTTAACCTGTGAGGCAAAGTAAGGGACATTATTCTTATTAATTGGAAATTCCATTAAAGAGTTGATATACTCTAACTCTTGGGTAGAATTAACAATTTCAGATAAATTTAATTGTTCAGCAGAGGATAGTATTGTCGGAAGATCAAGCTTAGCTTCACTCTGAAAAACCTTCTCAATACACTTATATACTACCTGATTATTTTTATGTACAAAGCTATCACAACTAAGCAAATCACATACTTCAATATACGAATCGATACCGTGTGAGAACAGTCCCGCTAATACCGCTCTCTCGGCTCCAACGTCCGATAACTCGTTAGACATTTTTTTTCTATCTATTATCTACCAGTACATTTGTGGCATCTATGATATTCACCATACACAAATTTAGGGTCAGCATGAAACGTTTTACCGCAAATGTGACACTCTACCTCTATTTTATTAGGCTTTTGCCTATTTCTTGGAGTTGGTTTGTAATCTGGCGTTTCAAGGTCTCTATCGTCACCATGGTTTGAACCTGTATCTACCCATCGGTTCTTCTTGCCTCTCACTTTTCTATCCCCTCTTTCTTTCATTGTTCTAGTAACTTTAAAATTTTCACCTACACTAAAATCATTTTTCTTAATTTCTTGAACATCAATAACAGCAGTTGCTTCTGATTTCGAATCATCTTCAGTAGATGTTTCTACGAGTAATTTAGCTAACGCTTCCTTTTGTTCAGCAGATAGTGAATTTACAAAATCATCTAACATTTTCTTTTACCTTTCTCTATTAAACAATCTATTTTTTTTCTAATGTTATATTCTTTATTTTTTAAAAACAAAACTCTTGACTGTGCAACAGCTTTAAATCGTAGCAATTGTTGTGCTACATCATTTTCTCTGCATATAATTTCTACCTTTAAATCTTGACTGCCATAAATATTAACATTAGTATATTCTCTTGCAACTATTTTATTTAAGGAATTATCACAGTATAATACCACCGTCTCTTGCTTTGCCCGCTCTGATGTTACATAGTCGGCATAATTAGAAAGCAAGAATGCATAATTAAAACAATCATCCTGTGTTAATTGTCTAACTCCGTCAAGTTCTAATTCTTCTGGTAATCTATATTCATCAGAGTATGTTTTCTCTCCTAGATTTTTATTTTGAAGATATTCATCTATTCTATCTAAGAAATCTATTAATTGCTGCTCTGTATAACTATGTTCGCTCAAGTTGTTTCTTCCACACTGAAATGCTATCTGAATATTTTAGTTCTATTAGTTCTAAAGAGTTTAATTCGCACCATTCAATTTTAAGTGCGTCCCTTTTTTTTGAGTCGTAAAAGCCAGACACGGTTTTATGGAAGAAGGGTATATAGTTATAGTGCTGTTCGCCGTGAATTTCAACCCCTATTTTCATATTTGGGATAAAAAAGTCCAAAAAAAGAGATGATTTTACCCCTGGGGCCTTTATACCTGGTAGTTTAACCTCTTCTAAAACCATAAATCCGTTAAATATTTCATTTATAAGACCTCTAGCTAATATGTGATATTTTGATTTACCAGTGTCACCACAGCCTAAATATTTATTTAAACTAATTTTATATTCTCTACCGTTTAATCCATACACCTTCATGTATTAGTTATTTCTTTAATTTTGTCATATAAAAATTCCGATAACTCTGGGTTATTATTAATAATATCAGATAGGTTATCCATACCCTGTGCTCTAAAGAATGCACTAACCTTATCTTTATCTTTAGGGTCAATGTTATTATTTGTTAATGTATTTTTAATAGCCTTGTGATCAAGATTATCAATAGCGTATTGAATAGTATACCATGTTCCACTTTTCTTAATTAGTGTTAGATCAACAGCAAGAAAAGCTATCTCTCTACCTTCATCAAGACCTTCACCATATCGTAACCAACTCTCTGCTTTTGATTTTGGAAATCCGCCAGCGGCAGATGCTTTTATAGTCCATTGAACACCCTGTCCAACATTAGAACCATTAGATTCCCATTTTGTGTTATGTGTAATTATCATGTTTGTACTAGCTTGATATTGTAACATAACACCACCATCAGAGTTTTTCTTTGGTCCATACCCCATACCACTAGTATTTGTTATATTATGAGTTATAAAAATAACAATAGCTTTGTTTGCTCTAATGTTTCCTGATATTCTTTTTAAAAACATTGAAAACAGCCTTGGCATACCTGACCTAACAGACGTTTTTAATTCTTCCAGTAGTTCCGCCGCTGGAACCATACAGGAGGTGGAATCAACTATTAATACTAAGTCTTTCATATCAGCTATAATTTTTTCAGCTGCATTTAAATATTGTTCTGCTGTAATCAAAGGGTTGCTAGGCGTAGGACCAAAAACCTTCAAGGCGTGTGTATCAATATCTTTTACTTTAAAATTCTTCTTTTCAAGCCTTGCCTCTACATCGTAATATACAACATGTTTACCAGCTTTTTGTGCCTTTGCTGCAAAATGAAGTGCTGTAGTACTCTTACCCGTCTTAGGATCGCCCGTAATAATAACACAGGTGCCTTCCTTTAAACCCCCTCCTAATGCTATGTCAATTGCAGGAGAAACACTTAGTACTTTATAATCTTCCATATCATCTAGAATTTCACTTCCTCTTTTGATAATGTCTCCATATTCGGTACAGATATCATTGAATATTTGTTCATCAAACTTAGTTACTTTCTTCTTTTTTGCCATTTAATTCTATTTCTCTAATTCTACTTAGGGCACTTTTCTTTTTAAATGATGTACTTCTAAATGTGGGGTTTTCTATAATCTCTGGAGGTGGAATATCAACCTTTAAATCCCTTTGATTAAAATAACCCTTTATAATAGATATCCCCTTTTTGTTATTGAGAGAGAATATCCTTTCAAATTCTTTTGATAAAACTGCTTTGATAACAGGAGTTTCACCGTATTGATTAATCAATCTATTAGCTAATGTTATTTGTTTTTTGAAAGACCAATTCCAACTCTTGGTATTCCAAAACTTATAAGGTAAAGAACCAATATTTTTATACTGTGCGTGATTCAAACACATTCTCTCGGCAATATAAGCAGCACAAGTACAATACTCACCAGTGGTATGATGTTTATACTTACTTTTATCGGTTCTTTCTCTGGTCATAAATCAGTGCTTCCTCAAAGCATTCCTCTATATTATCATCAAACTCTTTTTCAACTATTAACTCTGGTACAATCCACATCTTTTTATGAACAACACCATCTTTTAGAACTCCCGTCGTATAATAATTTTTACTTTTGCCGCCCATTTGCCCCATAACAGACCTTATCAGATAAAACGCTTCTGCCCCTTCTACATCTATTTTAACCTCGTGTGATCTAAATTGCAATGACAACTCTTCTATAAATATATTTTCGTTATCACATTTTATTTTAGTAGATCTCCACCCGTCAAATTCATCGAAGTAGAATTCCTCACCATTTGTTAATCTGACATTTATCCAAATGGCTTTCTTATTCTTTCTATACGATTTTAACCATTCATTTTTATTCATTTTTTTTATTCGTTGTTGTTACACATTTGGCTTCACGACTTGTAATATTTCTAGTAGTTCCCCTAACGGCATCACTCATTTCAGAAGCGTTTTGTGTCATAATGACAGCACCATTAGAAGTAGCAAATTGAGCACCAACAGTAAATTGGTTTTCAATTTTTTCATTTTCACTGTCTTTGCATTTTGTAATATGTCTCTTAATAGAAGCCTTCGGTCTATCTAATTCTTTTGCTAAAGTATCTATACCTTCTTCTTTATAATGTTCTTGTATGTAAAATTTTTCAACCTTACTCAGCGGTCCTTTTTTAGTCATTTAAAAACCCTCTTTCTGCTCTTGTAAAATACAAACTATTCTTAGTTGTTAGATATAACATATAGAAATCAAAAGTTCCCTTTGAAACCTTAGTCATAACCAAAGGGATAGAACCCCTTTTACTATACATACCAGTTGGATCATATAGATTATTATCATGAGTTCTAACGTAATAGTACAACCGTCCTTCTTGCTCTATCGTCTTAGAAAAGAACTTCTCATTATCTCCAGAGATTTCTTTACCGTTAATATTAAACCAAATTTCTTTTTTATTGTCAGAAATAACATCATCTTTACATATAAACTTCACTTCTTACCCTCCATTATATATCTTTCTAATTTCTTTTTATTCATCTTCTTTATTTCAGAGTTGTTTGCAGTTAAGTGAGGGTTGCCAACAGTCTTTGTTTCTTTTTTATCACAGTCAGAACCCATTTTATTCTTTCTCTCTTTGGTGCATTTCTCTACCATTTGGCCGACAGTTGTGGGTTCTTTTTTAATAAAAGATGCTGAGCCACCGTAAATAACTCTCTGTAAACCGTCTTTGTTACAATCTGGACAATGTCTTAATGCCTTATCCTTTATAGATTGTTCTACATCTAAAACTTCGTAACCACAGTTATTACAAACATAATCATAATTGATCATTGTCATTCTCCAGTGCTGCCAAAATTCTACCTAAAATACCATTTCTCTGGATATCATTATAATCCAAAGTGGCAACACCAACCCCTTTGATATTCTTTAACTTATTTATAATAATAGATAATCCGCTTCTATTTCTTATATCTGTTTGATCTACATCACCGTTAATTAAAACTTTAGAATTTTTCCCCATTCGGGTAATAAACATTTTAATTTGATCAAAGGTACAGTTTTGTGCCTCATCTAATATCATATAAGAGTCATCAAATGTAGAACCACGCATAACTTCTAGTGGTTGAAAGGTAATTTTATTGTCATTGAAATAATGACCGTAATAAGCTTGACCAAGAAAAAATTTGAAATGCTCCTGCATAGGCATCAAATAAGGAGCAATCTTATCTAGTAATTCACCTGGTAAAGAACCTATATCCTTACCCGCACACACTAAGGGGCGAGTAATCACCACCTTATCTATTTCATTGTGATATAGGTGCTGAGAAGCAATTCCAGCCGAAATGAAACTTTTTCCCGAACCACTTGGTCCAGTACAAAATATTACGTCATTCTCTATAATAGATGTTATATAGTCTACCTGATTGTCTGTTTTTGCTGTTAAAGGAGTGATTTTCTGAGAAATGTTACTAGAGCTAGTCTTCTTAGACCGTCGTTTCATTGAATCTCCAAGTTTATTTGCCTGTGCTACCAAAACCCCCCTCATTTCTTTCCGTGTTGTCTAACTTGTCAACTTCGATTAATCCAAACTCTGGAACCCGCTGGAATAGTATTTGGGCAATTCTATCACCTCTATTTATTTCATAATATTCTCTTCCAGTGTTGTATAAACAAACCTTTACTTCTCCACGATATGATGAATCAATTACACCAGCAAATACATCTATACCCTTTTTTACAGCAAGTCCAGAGCGTGGCCAAATAAGACCTACATAACCATACGGGATTTCAATTGCCAGACCAGTTTCTAATGTAGACCTACTTCCAGTTATGATAGTCATACCTTCACCACTATAATGCAAATCCCAACCAGCATCGCCGTATGCCTTAGTAGGAATAACCGCGTGTTCTGACAACCGTTTAACTTTCAACATTTTATAAACAGATGTTTCTACTGTAGGATAGTATTGTGTATCAACACTATTGTCTCCAACACTATAGTTAATACTTTTAATGTCATACATATCCCCACCTTTTAACAACTGCTGTGTCCTACTAATTTGATCTTTTGGTATCAATTTGTTGTCCCCTGAAAAAATTCCACTTGAAAAATGTCCTGTATACTGTGAAAACAGTTGAACTGTCATTTACTTTTCCTTTTAATCATTTAACTTGTATTCCAGAATATCCCAAATTTCATCACCGCCGACATACTTACGGTCTTCTTCTTCTTGAGATTTTTCCTTGGCCTTTTCCGCACCATTCATTGTCTTATGGATTGATACTATATGATGATCTCCATCGTCTCTCCATTCGTATTCCCTGTAGTATACTACGTATGTTTTCATTTGTGCAGTCTTTTAATTGTTGTTACGTCGGTTACTACGTCGTTCACCATGTCGCTCATTATCACGTCTGTGACGGCGAAGACCTCTATTGGATTCATACGTAAAACCAAATCTACCAGGAGAAAAATTAAGATCAAACCTTCTACTGGGACGACTCCTATAATAACCAAAATTCCACGGTACTGGTCTATAAACAGGACCATAATAATCATTACACATAGGACGTGAATGAAAGAAGAATCCACTGCGAATTCTTGGATGTGCAGATGCACAAGATGATGCAGCAATAAATAGTGTCACTACAATCATTGTTAGAGTAAAGTGTTTTAAAATTTTCATAATCGTTCTCCTTAAAATAGTTCAATGAAGCAGCTCCACCCTTAAGTGCAGATCTTCTACTTATCATCCGACTAACTCCTGTATGGGCGTTCTATGTTCTAATAAATATTGTGGTCTACCAGTATTATCTATAATGGTAGTTGTGTCTGGTTCTATACCTAATCCTCGATACATCATTCCGCATACCTCTTGTACATGAATAGGTCTGTCAACAGCATGTTCACCAAGTTTGTTGGTCGATCCAATAACCTGGCCGTGATTTAATCCACCACCCGCCAGTAATGCACAACTCACCTGCGGCCAGTGATCTCTACCCGCACCCTTATTGATCTTAGGAGTTCTACCAAACTCACCCCAGACAACAACCATTACATCATCAAGCATACCACGCTCATCAAGGTCTGTTACCAACGCAGAAACACACTGGTCTAACTTACCGCCGTGATCTCTCACCAGGTCGAAGTTAGAACCATGACTGTCCCAGCGACCGTATGATAGTGTTACAGATCTAACACCCGCTTCTACTAATCTTCTGGCAATCAACAGTTGTTCATTGTCTGTAGGAGCACCGTCATACGTATACTTAAACGGTTTTCCCGTTCCATACCGGGCTCTAACCCGTGGGTCTTCTTTTGTTATGTCAAGGGCATCTACCAACCTACTGGTATTCAGTACGGAGAACGATTCTTCTGTAAATAGCTTTGTATTGATCTCTGCTGAATTCTTTCCAACCAGCCCAAGTAGACTCTTACGGTCATTCAATCTAGCACTCTCAATATTTAATATAAGGTCATCCATCATTTCACCGTTTGGTTTAAACGGTTTATGTTGATCACCAAGATAGCCTGGAGAACCTGCTTCTGACCAAGGTTTATGACCAGTGCCATCAGTAAGACCTACACATGCTGGCACTGATACATGGGTTGATCCAAGTACTTTGGATGATACACACCCTATAGCTGGATAACCAGTACCTGATACTTTATCTTTTCTTGACCAACCACTAACACATTGATATGCGTCATGCGACCCTGAACAACCCGTAATAGATCTAATAGCCGTAAACTTATCAAACATCGCCGCTATCTGTGGGAAACACTCACCTATCTGTATACCCGCAATACTGGTTGAGATAGGATTAAACTCACCTCGTATCTCTTTTGGTGCCTGGTCTTTAATATCCCACATATCTTGGTGTGGAGGTCCACCACCAAGGAATACGTTGATAACCGCTTTGTGACTTGTTCCCGCTACTTCTTGTGCTTGTAAAATCTGGGATGCTGACAATAATCCCATACCGCTTATATACATAAAGTTTCTGCGTTTCATATCATCACCCAATCTGGAAAATCTTTTTTAGTGATTGTTACTCCATTATCGTTAGTAAAATGGTTGTCTTTTAATGGAAATCTCTGGTGTAGCATTGGTAATTTATGATATCCGCATCGTGGGCAATCGTATATTCCCATACAGAAACAATGAGAACCTTGAGCAGCCATTATACAACCACATTCATCACAATGTATTGTACCCACACAACCAGCACCAGATTTGTTACGCCAACTATAATCTGGGCGATTATTTAGGTCTACCGTTTCCCCAGTATCTTTAATGAATTCACTCATATTGCTTCGTTTTCCCACACCTTATGAGAAACTATATCTTGAGGTAAATCGTCAATCCATATATCTACCTCAAAGCCATGATCAGAAGCAAAATCACATTTTGCTAGACCACTAGTAAGTAGTATCTCAATACCCTCTGGAAGTGCTGTTTTAAGTTGCTGTCTATTACGTTCGTTATCTAATCTTGCAGAAATACATAATACTAAATGACCGTGATCACGAAGTATTTCTATAATCTCTAAAAAAGCATGTGTATCTGCTGTAAATGTA